GTCAAAGTCTTCTTCTTCATATTGTTGACGTTTTCCATTCCATCTCTGATTAAAAAAATATGTATCCGCATCACATTCATTTAAATATAATAAACCGGCTATATGCGGGTGGTCGTTATCTACGTGAGGATCATTAATCATTAATTCTTTAGATGGTGTATGCATACCTAATCTAATTCGAAATAATTTACTAATCTCTAAATTAACTTTAGATAATGCACAGAGTAAAGCAGCATAACTTAAATCATAAATTTGTGATGTTACAGTAAAATTTTCATAAGCTATATGTGCAAAAGAATAATCATAAATGTTATTTGCTTTACCGTTATTAATGTATTCAGATTGCTCTACAAAAGCTGAATTATAAACATGATGCCAAGGAAACCTATAATCGATAATTTGATTTTTAAGATGTTTAAATAACTCTTTAGGCAGAGCATTATCTATAACAACAACATCTTTTCCTAATGCTTCTCTAATCATTTAAATCTCAAAATTGTAATTAATAACTATTCTTCGTGATACATCTGTTTGTTTACTACTGGAATGATATCTTAAACCATTAAAAAGAACTAATCTATTTTCTTTTGGTGCTACACTCTCAACAACATCTTTTTCAAAATCGCTGTCTTCATATTTTTGTAATGATCCGTTATAGATCTGTTTAAAAAAATATGTATCAGCATTACAATCATTTAAATACAATAGTGCTCCTACATGCGGGTTTTCAAAGTCAACATGTGGATCATTTATAATATGATTTTCGTTTGCAGTATGCATACCTAATCTAATACGTATTAGATTTTTAATTCGCAAATTTATTTTTGATAGCGCTGCAAGTAAACCTGAATAACAATATTCAAAAACAGCAGACTTCTTATCGCTATTTTCATACACTACATGAGAGAATGAGTATTCGTATACGTTTTGTTGCTGATCGTCTAATGGGTATGCTGAGCTTGATGTATAATACCAGGGAAACTCAGATTTAGAGATTTCATTTTTAATTTGTTTAAAAAGCTCTTCTGGTAAAGCATCATCTATAATGATAATATCTTCATCAAAAACTTTATCAATCATTTGTCTTAACTCTACATAATTACATATATAACGTTATTTATGGTGCCGGTAGAGAGACTCGAACTCCCGACCCACTGATTACAAATCAGTTGCTCTACCAACTGAGCTACACCGGCATATTGGTCTCGGTAGCTGGATTCGAACCAACGACCTCTTGTACCCAAAACAAGCGCACTACCAGGCTGTGCTATACCGAGACTATTTATGGCGGTCTGTACGGGAATCGAACCCGTCTCACTGGCGTGACAGGCCAGTATTCTAACCAATAAACTAACAGACCTATAATGGCACCGGTGCGAGGAATCGAACCCCGGACGCAGAGTTTTGGAGACTCTCGCTCTACCACTGAGCTACACCGATATTTTTTGGCGGAGAGAGTGGGATTCGAACCCACGGTAGAGTTTCCCCTACGCTGGTTTTCAAGACCAGATCCTTAAACCGCTCGGACACCTCTCCATGGCTCCAGATGTAGGGATCGAACCTACGACCCAGGCATTAACAGTGCCTTGCTCTACCGCTGAGCTAATCTGGAACGTTTAATCTATATAACCATAGGCCATCAACACTATTAATATCATAACAGCTATGAGCGGACCTAGAGTAATTAACTCTATTAACATTTGTATCTCCTGCTAGTAAACGTGGTTTATTTAGCAAAAGAAGCAGTTTTTCTACTTGCTTAGGTAGCGGGCTATCACATCCGACCAGGGCAAGTTTAGCGTCATTCCGAGACGGCCCAAGCAGCGGCACCATCTGGTCAATTATTTTATAAGGGGACCAGAACCCTATACTTGGTGCGGATAGAGGGACTTGAACCCCCACGCTGTAAAGCACTAGAACCTAAATCTAGCGTGTCTACCAATTTCACCATATCCGCAGACACTTTATTTATTTACCTTGGCCGCGATATTTTTTATAACCGCGCTTCCTATCTTTATTCATCGATGAACGTTTAATGTTACGACGACCAATAGAGGTCTTTTTATTATTACGATCCATATTATATCCTTTGTTATGGTGTTCCCGGTAGGACTCGAACCTACAGTCAACCCGTTATGAGCGGAGGGCTTTAACCAATTAAGCTACAGGAACGATCTTGGTGCTCCCACCCGGACTCGAACCGGGACGCACATAGCGACAGATTTTAAGTCTGGTGTGTCTACCTATTCCACCATGGGAGCGTTATTGGCCTCCGCTGAGGGATTCGAACCCCCGGCCTAGTGCTTAGAAGGCACTTGCTCTATCCAGCTGAGCTAAGCGGAGATTCGAAATTAATCGTAGATACTAGTGCGAGGGACTTGCCATCCCTTATCATTCATAAAACGAAGCAAACGATTATCTTGCATAAGAGCAACTAGGAAGTCATCGCTTGATTCTGAATCGCGCGACCAAGCAGCACGATCCAGCTCGACGAGAGCTTTCTTCATAGCATCATCGTCGTTCTTTTCATCAAAAGAAACGTTCTTAACAATTTCTTTATTAACCATTGTGATTACTTTAAACATGATGTATCTCCTCATTCATATCTATAATATAATGCCTATTTACCAAGAGTGCAACTACTTATTGCAACTTTTTATGGTTGTTCTGATTCGTAATCCAGATCAGTTATAGGATCAGAAAACCCTTGAGGAGCTTCCATTCCATCATATTCTATTTCAATTACTGATACTTCTATCATACTGTGAATCCTTTGCTTTCTAAGATACGTAGCGGTGAACTGTCTAGGCCGTCTTTACTACGAGCTTCAACATACTCTTCTACTGTAAAGTTATTAATGAGAAACTTTTTAAAAGCTCCCATTTTAATAGGACTACCACGATACTTAAAGCGAGCAATAAAGAGATCAATACCGCGACCAACGTTTGAAGGATGAACGTTTTTACCAGCTTCGTATACTGGGCGGTTTGCGTAATCTCCGCGATACATTAGATATCCGCCATGGTAAGAAAAATCTGATTTATTGAACTTTGTCATTGTATATCTCCTCATTTCTTATATTAATTATAGCAAATAACGAGATAACATGCAACTACTTTTTTTACTTTTCTGGAACTTTTATTTCTTTATGTAAATGTTCACCAGCGGCGGCGCATTTACTACAGCAGTCAGGGGTACCGCACTTATCGTGTACGGTACCATCTTCATCTACGATAGGTTCTTTCTTACCGAAGATTCTATCCCAGTTATCATTAAATTTATTACGATCAGATACTGGTCTCATCTTACTTCCTTTACCGCCATGCAATTGACTCATGTGAATAACGCTTTAAAGTCTTTCTGTTCAAACTTATTTATACCTTTATCAAAGACAGGTACGTCTGCAGTAACAGCAGGACCGTCCATAACATCATGTTGAGCAGATTCTTCAGCATCATATAGTCGCATACGAGCTCTATCAATACCTACAACAAAGCGTTTATTCTGAGTAGGATCATTATAACGATTCTTAAGCTGCTTTACCATTACTTGATTAAGAGCTTCTAACTCTTCAGTACTGATAATAGCAAACATTAAGTCCGCGGTAGCGGGTAGTCCAAAAGACTCGGACGTATCTTCAAGCCCAACATCCGAGTTAGTATAGCCAGAGCGCGTCGTCTGCGTTGCAGAGAAGATCGGTACGTCTTTTTCAACTGCTAGTCCTCTTAATTCTTCAGCAATAGATTTAATATAACTATATGTATTAACAGATCCACCTACACCTTTCATACGAGATGAGGCACAGATATTTAGATAGTCAATATAGATAATATCAGGTTCAAAGCCTTTTTTAATCTTTAATTCATTAACTAGATGTCTAAAGTGGCCAGCATGAGCTGATGCAGTAGGAAACTCTTTTACAATAAGCTTACCAGTAGTACGTTCACGAAGCTTTGCAATCTTCTTATCGTACATCATCTTAGGTAGAGTCTCTAGTTCATCCATAGTAACGTTTAAGAGATTAGCATCGATACGCTCAGCAATCTTCTCTTCAGCCATCTCCATAGTAATATAGAGTACGTTCTTACCTTCCATCAGATTATTAGCAGCGAAATGACACATCGCAAGAGACTTACCAACACCAGTACCAGCAAGAATAATATTCAACGACTTACGTGATACACCACCTTTAGTAATCTTATTCAGGTAGTCGATATCGAAAGGTACTTTCTCTTCTACAGTATGATAGAAATCATAACGAGTCATCCAGTCTTCTAGAAAGTCGTGACCAATATTATTATCAAACGCTACACTAAGAGCGTCTGACAGAATAGACGGAATAGCGTCTTTAGCTTTATTTACAGCTTTACCATCGATAATATGGATAGATTCCATAATAGCATTATAAACGGCTTTCTCTTGACAGAACTGCTCAGTCTTATCTACAAGCCAGTCTCTATCATGATCTTCACTATATTCAGAGAAAGTTTTTACTAGCGTAATACTAGTAGTATAATCAGACTCTACTAACGAAGTATCGTTACCAAGTTCGATTAGTAGAGTATCTGATGTAGGAGCTTTGTTATAGCTATCCATATACTCGTTAATCTTCTTGAGTACAATTCGTTCAGCTACATTTTGAAAATATTCTTCCTTAAGAAAAGGAATAACTTTACGAGCATATTGCTCATCTTTTACAATACTACTCAGTATCGTTGTTTCTATTGCCATCTGTTGCTTCTTTTACTGTATCTGAATTCACAATTATATCATAAAGTACGTCACCGATCAACTGTTCAAATTCTTGTTGTTCAGTTTCTTCATCTTCTACGTCATAGCTCTCAGGTGCTTCAAGTAATTCATAATCATATTTAAGAGGTACGTTTTCATCTTCTTCATCGAAGTTGCCTACTTGAATAGTACCATACTTATATACAAAATCTTTAAACTTACCTTTTAAGATTCTAATAGGAGCAGTATTATGATTAGCTTCGTCGAAAGCTATTTCATAGATATCTGTTACATCATTTTCCATAATATATCCTTACAATCGCGCTGCTAATCTATGCATTCTCTGTACCGGGCTTTCTGATACATACACTCTATCAATAAGATGAACTATAGTTAATCTTGGTGGATAATTACCTTCAATACCATTACCTTTATGAGATAAGTGACCGTCAAATGAAATCATTCTATTATACTTATTTTCTACTCTTATAGATTCTTTATATTGAGAATTATTTTTTTCTCTATTATAAGAGTGTTCATTATCTATAGTTTCAGTTTTCCATTTATCCACTCTTTTTTTAATATAACTTGGATCAACAGCTTGGGTAGCTTTATCATAAACAGACGTACCAAAACCGCTAGGAAGATCGTTATTTAAATAGATAATGCTTGATACAACTGTTTCATCTTGATGTACAAAGCCGTCGCCGTATGTAGAGTCAATCAATTGAAAATAACTTCTTGCGTTTAAATCTATCTTAGTGTTTTGTAGATCATAGAACAAAGATAGCACAGCTGTAGTAATAGTATGATGTACTTCAGGTAATAATGTATTTAACATTTCTGTTCTTTTACCTGGGTACATTCCATTCGGATCAGTTTGATATTCTTGTTTTAAAGCAAACTCTCTGATACTAGCAGGTGCTTCAAAAACATTATCAATCACTGTTGTT